AAAAACGCTACAGCGAGCGTACTAACGCAGAAACTTATCGACTTGGACACGGCCATTTATCCCACCAATCGTATAGTGTTGATTTTATTCACAATTTTAAAATAATGTACAAGTGCTTCAAACATTTTGGCGGTTAATCATGCGTACCTAAATCCTACTTTTCACGTACGAGAGAAACGCGATTTTTATCGACTGTATAATATTGTTTTTATTAAATAAAAATGCCCTGAAAATCACTCACCAAAAAAGTCGATATTTAGCTGTTTTAAAAGTCATTTTTAAAAATACATTATATTAATCATACACTTACTTAATGTTCCTTTTTTCACTGTTTGTTCTTAAACCTGTATTAAGAATCAAACACCAAATGAAACAATCAACACAGAAAAGAAAAGCAAATGAAACAATCAACACAGAAAAGAAAAGCAAAAGAACGATTCAAGAAAGCAACACAACTTGAAAAAGAATATCTTCGTTCGTTGCAAAAGATTGTGCATCAAATTGATAGGCTGATTAAGTTCACTTTAAATTCAGGAATGCCCGTTGTTCAGGCGCAAGCTGAAATCCGCAAAGCACTTGAATCTTATTCAAAACAAATAGGGCCATGGGCTGAAAACAAAGCGCGGTTGATTTTTAGAACTATCTCTAAATTCGAGGAGGAAGAGTGGATGCAACTTGGTCGCAAACTAGAGCGGAACTTAAAGAAAGAGTTTAATAATGAACCTATCGGAACTGCTGTTGATTTATTTATGTCAGAACAAGTTAAACTGATTCAAGATATTCCGTTGGGTGCGGCACGACGAATTCAAAACTTAGCAGAAAATGCAGTGATAACAGGGGAACGCCCAGAAAGTCTGATTGAGAAGATCATGCACACTGGACAAGTTACACGCTCACGCGCACAGTTGATAGCGAGAACAACCATTGCATCTACCGCCACGGCGTTAACAAAAATCAGGTCTGAGCATGTTGGCAGCACACATTACACTTGGAGAACTTGTGGTGATGGTGATGTGCGAGAAAGTCATAAACACATGAACGGAAAAGTGATAGCTTGGTCGGCTGAACCAGAAGTTGAACCGGGGAAGTTCTACCACGCCGGATGTTTCCCGAATTGCCGATGCTGGGCAGCCCCAATACTTGATCAGATTGCGTGGCAAACCTCGTCGTTCAGGGCGGGGAAGGATAGCGCGGACGGCATCGCCGTCCTTTGAGTGGTTAATGCGGTGTTTGCTGTGTCGAATATCGTTGTTTATTTCTATAGACCACGTATAATGGAAAGCATGAAACGATATTCACACACACAACACCAATTTCCAATAAAATAAGAGAAGTAATATGACAGTATTCACACACACAGCACCTTTAGACTCACCAAATTTTGCTTTAGTTTTCGACGCGACCGGACTTTTGTTAGGTATCACAGAAAAAACGACAACAGGGCAAAAATTTTCTTCGTTAATACCTCAATACGCCACATCCGGTGCTATCCCAATCGGATTTAATGGAGTTTGTCAAGTTGGCAATACGCTATATTCCGGGAATGGCTCCGCAACTATCGCAATCGGTTCTGTCACTACGGTTGGCGCGAATCTAGTTTTAACCGGCACAGCACAAATCCCTGAGCTTATACTAGGAGGAGGAGGCATACAAGCATTAACCACTTCTGACGTTTCTAATTTATCTGCTGCGAATATCGGTATCGTCAGAGCGGGTTCATCATCGACAACACACATTGCTGCACTGCAAGCTAACGTTGGTTCTTTAACTACGACCCAAATTGCGGCTTTAACAACAAAAGGGCTTTCTGCTCTTGTCGGCGGGGCCGCGGCCGCCGTCGGTGGTTTCAGAACTGTAGAAGCAACAAATGGTTATTCTGGTATCGCTTCATTGTCAAGCGGAACAATTGCGGTATTAAATTCAGCTGTCATCACCGGCGACAGAATTTCTCTTAATCGACAAGTGTTGGGTGGCACACCCGGTCATTTAAGTTCTGTCATAAATAGCGGCGTGTCAATTACAATCAATAGTTCAAGTGCGGCCGACACATCAACTGTCGCCTGGGAAATTCGGAGACCAGCATAATGTCAATAAAAATAAAACTAAACGCAATTTTCACCGCTGCATTGAAGTTACGAACGACCCGAATTACGCAATTAATCGTTATTTTATTGTCGACATTCAAAATATAGGGGTGAGTTTAATGGAAACGGTAGTTTTTACAGTGTTTATTGGTTTTGGCGCGACTATCGTGCTTGCCGGATTGCTCTATAAATCGTGGCTTGAGTTAGACGCAAAAGGAATGGCTCCGATTCTACGTGACAATAGAAGGTGTCATAGGTCATGGCTAATTAAAGATCAGGACGGATGGTGAAAAAGTTTTTGTTATCCTCTTTGACATTGACAGTTTTCGGGGTTATAATAGATGGCATATATTTTTTTGGTTCTTTTACATTGGTAAACAAAGCTTATTATATTGTATTGTGCGGAACGACAGCCGCTGGTGTAGCAATTTATGAGAGTCAATTAAAACCGGGAACTATGACAAGTTTAAAAAATAACGGTTGGTCACGTTTCGAGAAATTAAACAAATAGGAGGATGACATGACTCGATTTTTGGCGATGGCGATTTATCTAGGTGTTGGCGGTGTTGGTGGTTATGGTCATTATCTAAAAAAACGATATTTAGATAACACAACAAGACAAACATTTTGTGAGTATCTAACAGATCACAAAAAGTCAACATTTCATGCGCTCCTAGCGTTGTTTGCGTTTGAATACAGTTTGGCATCAATCAGTGCCGCACAATTAATCGCCGCGCAAAATTTCATCACATCATTTCTAATCGGTTACGCATCTGACAGTGCATTAAACCGCGCACATGACCCAAACCAGAATTTAAGCAAAACAGTTCTTGAACTTCTTGAGACACTCGAAGAAGATGAGCATACCACGAACCATATTTAAGGAATAATAATGAAGCTATCCGTTGTGCCATTTTTGGTTGTAACGTTTTTAACTGCTTGTACATCACAGCCAACAATTGAATCTATTAATGCAAACCTTGTCCAAGTTCAAAACGATTTAAACACGATCGCCGTCAACGCAAACCCAACAATTCAGGCTGCTACAGAAATCGCTGATGTTGTTGTTCCCATCGTCTATCCGCCCGCCGCTGCTTTGATGCCGGTTGCAAATGCAGTATCCGCTGCAATACAAGCGAGCAATACAGCAATAGCAATGAAACAAGCCAAAGAGAAAGCACTGACCATCACTGCTCCGGCAGCACAATAACATGGACTCAATGACATGGACTCAATGACTTTTGATGTAATATTAAAAGCTTGCAATATACTAGCAACCATTGGGGTTGCGCTTTTGGTCATCTCGACTAACAAAAGCACAAAACTAACCGATTTGATTCAGGAGGCTTTAGTACGCATCACTAAGTTAGAGACTGATTTTAAAAATCAAATATCTCATCATGAAATATCCAGCCTTTATTTAGAGTTAAAACAAATCAGGCAATCAGTATCTGATCTCGCGATTGATATGTCCAGCGTCAAAACGATTTTGCGTTTTTTTGAGGACAAGAAACATGAATGAGACTGAAATAAAAGTTAGTGCGTTTCTCGTACAACAAGCATATTTATTGTACGAAGCTTGGAAAGAAGGTAAAATTTGGATGCTTGACGATCAATACGGTTTGTTTGAAATATTCTACGCTCGTCCGTTAGGATTGTTTGCTAAAACAGAACCTTTCGGGTTTTCTTGTTATCACAAAATAAGCGGAAACCCTTTCTTTGTTTTCAGGGGCACAGAAAGTATTGAAGATTGGATAAATGACGGATATTGTTCACAAGTAAAAATAACATTAATCGACGGTTCAAAATGCTTCATTCATAACGGTTTTTTTCTTCTTTTCGATCAGATGAAAAAAGCGATTGAAGACTGTTCGAGAATCATTGAATGCGGTAACGCGCTGAACAAAACGATCATAACGGGCCATTCGCTGGGTTCGGCGTTAGCTGAACTATCGGCATTGTCTTTAGTCAGAGCCAGAAATAAATTGATAACTTTTGCTGGTCCGCGAGTTGGTGATTGTTTTTATGCTGATTTTATGGAAAAGAATGTTGAAACATTGCGAATCGTTAATACAGAAGATTTAGTTCCAAATTCGCCGTTGCCGGTTTTCGGTGATTTAATTTACAGACATCATGGAGAAGTGATGAATTTCACTAAAAATTTAGGCGATATTCATGAAAACCATAATATTGACTTATATGAAAAAGAGGTGCAATTGTGGAGCTAACACAAAACAGAAAAGCGTTTTTAGATGTTATAGGTGCAAGCGAAGGTACTTCTAAAATACCGAATAGCGACGATGGGTATGGCTCTTTAGTTGGTGGAGGTGTATTCAATGATTATTCAGTTCATCCGAATCCGCACATTTGGATTAAAAGCATTAATGCATTCTCAACCGCCTCCGGCCGTTATCAAGTCCTACATCGTTTTTGGATGACCTATCGAAAACAATTGAATTTAGACTTATGCAAGGGTGGTGCGTTCGGACATGAAGCACAAGACAAAATAGCTGTGCAAATGCTTGATGAGCGTCGTGCTTTGATTGCGATAGACTCAGGAGATTTTAAAAGAGCTGTTCGGTTAGCATCTGATTGCTGGGTTTCACTTCCCGGGGGCTGTCAGCACAGGCCGACGATGACAATCGAGTATTTACAAAAATTATTTATATGTGCTGGCGGTGTCATTAAATGATCGTGTTCTTGAACATAGTTGCTGTCGTTTTGACGATTTTATGTTTTAACGCGATTTTTATCGCTGCTTTAATATTGCTTGCTTTCTTTGTGACAAAGGACAATACAATTGTGGCGACTTACCGAAAGAAAAAAAGTGTTTATAAGAGAGTGATATAATGATTTTATTCTGGAATTTGGTTGTTATCGTTTGGACGATTGTATGTTTTTGTGTTGGGTATTATCTTGGAAAAGAATTTCACTACCTGTTTAATAAAAAATAAAACTTTACATCTTGTTTAATATAAATTATAATCAAGGGTAAAATATTAGGAACTTTTTAGATCATAGAAGATCGTTATAACAACCGGGAAATAATAATAATGAAAATAAAATTAGCAATTGTATCGCTTTTTACCCTCTTAGTCGCGTTTTCAATCGGCATTTATGCTGACACTGCTGGAAACGTGGCCGCTCCTTTTACCACTCCAAGTTACACGCCACCCGTGGTTTTAACTCCGATTACCCTTTCTATTGCATCGTCAGGTGCACAGAATATAACTATCCCCGTTGCTGGTGCGTCAACTTTTCTCCTAAAAGTGTCTGGAACTTGCACATCCCTGGCTGGTACTGTCTTGGGTTCGGCTGATAATGGCACAACTTACACCGCGGCTTTAAATCTTTGGGCGTTGCCAACGGCCGGTACGACTGCATCTTTGACCCCATTAGCTTCTTTCACAGCTACTAATCTTGGAATTGGAGTCAAAGTCAACACGCAAGGGCTTACAAAATTAAAAGTTGTTATATCTGCAAACTCAGGCACAACATGCGTTATAAGCGGTGCTGGAACGACCGGCGGATTTTCAATCATATTTTAAGTTAGTCCGATGCCAATTCGCGCAAGTGGTTATACCACAGAGCAAATTTCTTTAAATCAGGAAAAAACCCCAGAGGGTTTTCTTTTGTGCCGTAACGTTGCTCTCGCAAGAACAGGACGAATGCTCTACGGTCCCAACGAACTGCAATCTGATGACGGCGAAGAAATAAAACCCGGACCGGATGGTGTGATTTGGGCTTACCGTGAGGCAGAAGATGTTTTTTCTTTGACTGCAATAGCATCTGCGCTGGGTAAACCCATCACGAATGAGCACCCGTACGACGACGTAACGCCTGTCGATTGGAAAGAAAAAGCAATTGGAATAGTTCTTAATGTCCGTCGTGGTGAAAATGTCGAGGATGACTTGTTGTTGGCAGATTTGCTTTTCACAACAGATGAAGGTATTGAACTAATCCTGTCAGGCACGACAGAAATAAGTCTCGGATATTCAGCTGACTACGAAGAGATAGGACAGGGAAAAGTAAAGCAGACGAATATTATAATAAACCATTGCGCGGTTGTTGAGCACGGTCGATGTGGCTCACGTTGTGCAATCAAAGATAAAAAACTAGAGGATAAAATAATGACAGAAAAAAGTAAAACCGGCATAGGCAAATTTATGGATTTGTTGTTTCGGGCAAGAAAAGCGAAAGATGATGATGAGTTTAAAAAGATCGTTGATGAAGCGATGAACGAACCTAATTCGGAAGTTTCAACAACTGACGAGCCTGCCGACGGTGAAACACACATTCATGTTCACACTGGCATGGACGACAAACGGACTAAGTTCACCGATGACGCTCTTGAAGAACACGTCAACAAAAATGAACAAGAACATGCAGAGTTCAGAAGCAGATTAGAGGCTCTTGAGGGAAAAAAGACAGCCGATGAAGAGTTCGAAAAGAAAACAGATGATGCAGAATCAGAAGTTGACCAAGAAAAGAAAACCGACGATGACATGGAAGAGTTTATAAAAGATGAGGCACCTGAGGATATTGACGGTGCTGTCGCTGCAAAAGCGAAAGATTCTCGATACTTGATAGAAAGCCTTCGTGATGTTATTTCTAAAGCGGAAATATTAGCACCGGGAATTAGACTACCAACCCACGACAGTAGGTCAAAACCAATTGACACAGCAAAGTCAATCTGTGCGCTAAGACGAAAAGCACTTGATTCTTCATTCAAAGCGAATCCAGAATTATTGCAATGGTTGGGGGTTAAAACTCTTAACACAAAAGACATGACTTGCTCTGCTGCTCGAATTTTATTCAATGCGGCGGCTGGCATAAAAGCGAATGAGAATAACAATCAGGTTAAAACAAATTATACTGTTCAAATTATGGCGCAAAAAACCCCTTTGTCGCTTGAAGAAATCAACGCGGCAAATCGCAAATATTACGCAAATTAATAATGGATACAGACATGTTAAAAAGAATAAAAACAAAAGATGTCGCGTACAAATTCAGAATGAGTGCTGGTTATCCGGGTGATGTTACAAGAACGCATCCGGTTGACATTAATGCAGAAGTGTCCGACGCAACGAATCCTCCAACATACCCTGGCCTCGGAGTGCTTTTGAGTTCTGCTTATAAAATGAGAATGATTATTACTAGTGCTGACTATACTAGTTATAGCGGCACAGGTGTTAATCTATACGGCATCGTTGTCAGAACTTTCCCCACACAACAAGCACAAACATCAGCGTCAAATTATAGTGGAAATACTAACTACGGTGAGGCAGGATTTGGGGCAAACATTTACCCAATAAGCGGTGTTCTTGATGTGTTGAAACGAGGCAACATAATGGTTTATGCTGTTCCCGGCGTAACAACTGCTCTGAAAGGTGGTGCAGTTTACATTTGGACAGGTGCAACCGCAGGCGCACATATTCTTGGTGGTTTTGAAGCGACTAACCCGTCAACGAACGGGATTCTAGTGAACAATGCTTATTTTGACAGCGGTGCTGATGCAAACGGCATTGTCGAGATTGCGTTTAATATTTAAGGGCAAAACATGAAAACAATAAAAAAAATAAAAACAAACGACATTGCAATTAAGTTTCGCATGAAAGCGGGGTTTGCTGGTGACGTATCAAGAACTCATCCCGTTGATATTAACGCCGAAGTTGCGGATTCAACATATCCTCCAACTTTAGCAGGTCAAGCTGTCATACTTAGCACTACGTACGGTGTCAGACACGCAGTTGCTGCTGATGCTGAAACCGCTATCAATATTTACGGCATCACCGTTCGCACTTTCCCATTTCAACAAGCGCAGACATCAGCGTCAAGTTACACAGGCAATACGAATTTTGGAGAGGCCGGATTTACTGCTGGAATTGCTGGCGGCCCCGTTGATGTTATGAAACGTGGGTACATGATGGTTTATTGCAATAGCGGCACGCCCGTAAAAGGTGGTAAAGTTTGGGTAAACACGCAAGGCACTTCGGCGACTGTTGGTAATTTTGAAGCTGGTGCTTCTGATGCAAATGGTTTCCTCGTTAACAATGCCGTCTGGAACAGCGGAGCTGATGCAGATGGCATCGCGGAAATAGCTTTTAACATCTAAAAATAATAATAAAATAATCGGAGCGATTAATGAACAATAAGAATAATAAAATAATCCGGGCGCGTACTAACGACAGTTTTCAAACTTACGACTCCGCTTATCAAGCGATGGACTCATCAGGGAACCAACGTGGTAAAGTTTTCGATCATGAAATAAAATATAGAGATGGTAAGTTCTACGACTCAACCGGTGCGATGTTAGTTGGTGAGTTAGAACGCATGGATTTAACTATGCACATGCCTCTTGCCGCAGTGACTTGGAGGCGTGATATTGATTTACGCGAAGATGTTACGATTGCCGACGATGTTTCATCCTTTACTTTGAGTTCATTCTCGTCAGCTGGGGGTCTAGGTCAAGGTCAAGGCGTTGGGACCGGAAAATCGTGGGCTGGTAAAAACACAAACCAAGTGTCAACGAACTCTGTCGATATTTCAAAAGTCGCAACGGTTTTGACCCCATGGGAAAAAGAGTTAAAATATACAATTTACGAGCTTGAGTCCGCAGCAAAAGTAGGTCGTCCTATCGATCAACAAAAATTTGAAGCGATGAAACTGACATATGAAATGGACATTGACGAACAAGTTTATCTCGGTGACACAAGTTTGGGTTTTACTGGGTTATGCAATAGCGCATTAGTAGGCTCCTACGGAACTTCATCTTCTGTCCCAGCGGGTGTATCCGGGTCTACAACATGGGCGCGCAAAACGCCTGATGAGATTCTTGCCGACTTCAATTTAATGCTGCAATCAACATGGGCTGCATCCGCGTACGCGGTATTGCCAAAGAAAATTCTTTTGCCTCCTTCACAATTCGGTTTGCTGAGTTCCATGAAAGTTTCACAAGCTGGCAACGAATCAGTGTTGAATTACATCATGGAAAGAAACTTGACTTTTGTTTCCACAGGCCAAAAGTTAATCATTCAACCATTAAAATGGTTGGCCGGTTCGACTGACACTGGTGTTGCAACGATGTTGAACAATGGCAGTTTAGACAGAGCCGTTGTTTATTCACAAGAAAAACAATTCGTTCGTTTCCCGATGACTACTCTAAGTAGAACCCCAGTTCAGTATGATGGAACCAATCACAAAACGACATACTTCGGAAAATTAGGTGCGGTGGAAGTTGTTTATCCTGAAACGATTTCTTATTATGACGGTGTGTAAATAAGCTAATAGTTTACTTTATGTAAATTCGATATTGACTTACCAGGTGAATTAAAACAGATGGTAAGTCAAATCAAGAATTTCAAATCGTCTTGGACTTTGGTAAAATAGAACGGACAAAACAAACGAAGGATAACACCAAAATGGCTAAAAAACAAAACACAAAAGAATCGGAAGATACTGACGTAATCGTTGCGAACGTTCCAAAAAGGTTTACGCTTTCAATTGGTTACAAACAAAACGAGCAATTCACATATTTGCCCGGAAACTGGGAAATGCCACGCAGTCACGCACAACATTTTTACTCAGTCGCTAATGGCGTAGTAATTATAGGCTCACCAAATATTGACGCGATCAACAACCCAGAAGCACAGTTCGCAGTTAGAGAAGTTGTTTCAAAGCTTACAGATTGCGGAAATAAAGCTGATCGTTTCGGAAAAATCTATTCGGGATTGCCGGAAGAAAAACAACAAGATATTAAAAAAGCAGTAGCGGCGATCGAAGTCGCTGTTGTGATGCTTGAAGGTTTGTTGAATAAATAATTGAGGACTGTCCATGCCACTTGAACAATCTGCGTCAAAAGAAACCTTGTCAAAGAATATCGAAACAGAAATAAACGCGGGGAAAGACCCAAAGCAGGCAGCAGCCATTGCATATTCGACGCAACGTGCAGTTGATGAAATTCCGACATATTCTTTACAAGATTTGCCGAATAACCCTATGCAAGTTCTTTCGGGCGAGGGATTAAACCGAGCTCATTTTTATGGAGATCGTGAACTGATATGACAGTCAATGTTGCTCAATTCCGCGCCGATCTCCAAGAATTTTCTAGCACGTCAATGTACCCTAATTCTGGTGTGACTTTCTGGCTTTCATTTGCGTATCGAATGATTAACGCGAATCGTTTCGGTTCTGAAACAGATATAGCTGCTGAATTATTTACGGCACATTTCATAACTCTGGAAGCGCGTGACGTACTCGTTGCCTCGAGTGGCGGCATCCCCGGAACGAACATGGGTGTAATTTCAAGTAAAAGCGTTGACAAAGTTTCGATTTCTTATGACACAGGTGCAGGAACCGAGGCAGGTGCTGGGCATTGGAATTTGACTACATACGGGACAAGGTTTATGTGGATGGTGTCAATGTTTGGTGCTGGTCCTATACAATTAGGCGTTGGCTATTCACCATTGGGTGGAAATAGTAGTGACTCTTGGACAGGGCCAAACTGCACACCTGGTTTCTCCAATTTTGGAAATTAAATGCCAATCAACCCAGCTCAAAAAATAACAGACCATTGGGAAGGGGTAAAAGACAATTTAGAAAGTATAAAGGATTTCAACGTTTTTGTAGGAGTACCGAGCGAGACAACAGGAAGATCGGACACGACAGTTGTCAACAATGCAACAATAGCATATATTAACGATAACGGTTCACCGGCGATGGGCATCCCAGCAAGGCCTTTTATGCGCCCGGGAATCAAAGACGCACAAGATGTGATTAAAGAGGCGTTAAAAAGAGGGATGGACGGGTTGCTAAAAGGGGATGTTGGGTCGATAGAAAGAGCTTTAATGCGTGTTGGTTTGATCGCGCAACGGAGCATAATATCAAAAATAGTCGAAGGAATACCACCCCCGTTGGCAATATCAACTCTTAAAGCCAGAGCCAGAGGAAAATTATTGGCAAACGGGAAACGATCTTTTAGCGCAAAGAAAGGTGCTAAAGAAGAAATAGAACGGCGTATTGAAGGAATTGCTGAATCAACAAAATTTGCCAAGCCTTTGATACAAACAGGTTCTCTAAAGTCAAGCATTAATTTTGTAATCAGAAGGGAATAACAATAACATGACAAAACACATTAACATTCCTCTCCACAATGATGATCTGCAAGGAAGACAAAACCAAAGGCCACCTGTTAAAGCAACATCCGCGAACATTTTAAATTACATAAAAATGCTAAACGAAACGCAAATGCAACAATCGCAGACAGTAACGACAACGTTTCCACAGAGATGGGTATCCCAGAAAGACCTTTTATACACACGGGAATCAAAGACGCACAAGATGTGATTAAAGAGGCGTTAAAAAGAGGGATTGACGGGTTGCTAAAATCAAGCATTATTTTTTTATCATAAAGTAATAACAATAACATGTCAAAACACATTCACATTCATCTTAACGATGATGATCTGCAAGGAAGACAAAGTCAAAGACCTCAGGTCGAAGCAACATCCGCGAACATTTTAAATTACATCAAAATGCTAAACGAAACGACCAACAATAATCCTTTGTCGATAATAACAAAAATAAAGGAACATTTTGGGATTAGCTATGGCGACGCTGAAAGATATTACACCAGGTTTAAGGACAAACTGTGAAAAAAGGAACATTAAGTAAGTGTATGATTAATATAATATATTTTTAAAAATGACTTTTAAAACAGCTAAATATCGACTTTTTTGGTGAGTGATTTTCAGGGCATTTTTATTTAATAAAAACAATAT